ATCAACAATATTACTTGTAGCCTTCTCTTTGTAATCAACGACATAATCAAAAGTGCATTCATGATCTGTATAGAATAAATGTTTACTACAATAATGATTTCCACATCTGCATTTATTGGTTAGTTCATCCAACGTATTTAGCTTTTTATTACAACTGAAACATCTCATTTTTGATAACTTAATAAAGCCAAAGATAATATTCATTTTTTATATAAAAAATGATAATAATATATATAGTATAAAATATCAATGAATAACCTTTTATTTCAAGATTTCAACGGTAGTATCATCTGCCATCTGAATAAAGATTTTGCTTCACTAAAAAAACTTTCAGAATCCTCAAAGAAATGTAATAGTCTAGTTAAAAATAATAGCAATTTCAATAATCTTCTTGATTTTAAAAGAAATAGCTATAATTGTGATATGGTTGAATCTTATTTAATTAAAATTTTGAAGCCAGAAATTTTAAGATACAAAGACAATAAAGTTCAAGATAACAAAATTATATTAAATAGATATATCAAAAAGTTAAATAAAAAATGTATTGATATTCTTTATAATAAAATAGATTATTGCTATAATGAAAGAAATATTGGTTTAAATAATTATATACAAGAATTATCATATGTACTTTCTAAAAAAATATTTGATATCATGATTTTGATTGAAGATGATTTAAATATATATGATGATAATATACTCGAATGGTTTAATATAAAGTATTTGTAAAAATAATTTGTTTTTTTAATTGGAATAAGCGAGGCCGCCCATACCAGATAAGATACGAAGTACGTTGTAGTTAATAGCATATACATGGATAGTACCCGCTACACTTGATGATAGAGATAATACAGCAGTGTCTATACGAGACATGTTGAGAGTGCCACTGGGTTGATGTTCTTCTGGTTTAAGGGCGAACGAATATACATTGATACCTTTATGATTTTCATCAGGAGTATTTTCGTGATGTTGGTAAGGTTGAACAAGGGAGAAATAATCACCTTTGCGAGTAGCGAAACGATCATTACCATTGAGCATAATTTTAGCTTGCATAGTGGGATTTGACGATTTTGAATAATTATTAGCGGTTTGTTTTTTAGTTTCATAAGTCGCAGTTGAAAAGTTGTTCCAGAATGGGTATTGATTGTCGGTAGTATCATCATTCTTTTTAACAGCCCATATAAGTTCTTTGCATGGGTGATTAAAGTTAAGTCTCACTGGTTTCATGGTATCAGCAGAAGTAGAATTAGTTATAGTATCAGTGCCAGTGAATTGTAATTGTTCAATTAAATATTCATGCGATAATTGAGCGAAACGTCTGCGTTCATCGGTATCAAGGAAAACATAGTCAACCCATAAATTAGCATCATTTAATGAAATATTAGAACCAGTAGCAAATCGTTTTTCAACAGATCCAGCTTCATCCACGAAATCAGCACCACTATCGGATGCTTTCTTGTTACCATTTGTGCATCCTTCGCCAGTTGGAACATCTTCCTCTTCACATAAATTAGAAACCTTAGTATCTACTAAGTTAGATGCCGACTCATATTCTATGTTGATTTTAACTTCGTGATATTGAAGGGCGATTAATGGAAGAGCTAAACCAACATTGCGACAGAACCAGAATTCAAGAGGAACATATAATTCGTAACTAGCGTCTGCTTTTAATTTAGTACATAAATTTTTATCATTTGCGCCAACCATAGTATTATAACCAGAGCGTTTGCCCATTGGTAAAGATAATTCATTCCAGATATATAACCATTCGGAATAATGTTTATCTATGCGTTGACCACCGATTTCTAATTCAACAGTTTTTAGTAATCTTTGACCAAAGTTTGGTACAAGGGCAACATTATTAATAGTACCAGATACGGCATTAGTATTTTTGATTTTACCGTTGAAATATACACGGTGGATTAAATCACCGTTACGAGTTATTTGGAAACTAGCACGGGAACCTAACGAATTACTTCCGGTTGGAGTTTGTTGGATAGCTTCAATAGCGAAGTTAGTATGACGACGATATACAACTTTGAAAAAGGTAATTTGAGGATTACCGGTTAAATAAACATCCTGAGCACCATAAGCTACTAGTTGAAGAAGACCACCACCCATTTACGCTATATTCTTTATACTATAAGTGGAGAAAAAAAAAGTTAATATTATACACAAAGTATTATTATAATAATATGAAGAAAAATAATATCGTAATATTTAATTGGAATAAGCAAGGCCACCCATACCAGATAATATACGAAGAACGTTATAGTTGACCGCATATACGTGTAAAGCACTATTGAGAGTATCATTATAATCAGCTGTTAGATTTAGATTTAATACAGCAGTATCAATGCGAGACATATTTAGTGTACCACTTGGTTGATGTTCTTCTGGTTTAAGAGCAAATGAATAAACATTGATTCCAGCATTAGTTGGTACATTTTCGTGATGTTGATATGGTTGAATTGTATTGAAATAGGAGCCATTGCGCTCAGAGAAACGGTCATTACCATTTAATACTAATTTAGCAGAAGCAATTGGATTTACAGATGTAGTAGCGCTTCTCGCTTCAACTTTAGCATTTACAGTATCAACGGTAGTTCCTGTTTGGTCATTGGTGAAATTATACCAGTTAAGATTATCAACATAAGTGTTAGTATTACCAGTAGCTGTAACAAACCAGAATAATTCTTTGCAAGGATGGTTGAAAGATAATTTAGGTTTGGCTTGGGAACCAGATAGGGATTCAGTGCCAGTGAATTGTAATTGTTCAATTAAATATTCATGCGATAATTGAGCAAAACGTCTACGTTCATCAGTGTCAAGGAAGATATAATCAACCCATAGAGATGACGCTCCTAATGGTTTCGCGAGAACAGTGGCAGTACCTTGGCATTTATCAGAGGTTTGGAATAAGATGTTTACTTTGACTTCGTGATATTGAAGAGCAATTAATGGAAGCGCTAAACCTACATTGCGGCAGAACCAGAATTCAAGAGGTATATATAATTGATCATTGGAAGTATCACTTAATACTCCTCCCTCGCCGCCAACCATTTTTTTGTAACCTTCACGTTTCGAATAAGGTAAAGATAATTCATTCCATATGTACATCCAGTGAGAGTATTGTTTGTCAATCTTTTGGCCACCAATTTCAAGCTCCACGTAATCAATGAGACGTAAGCCAAAATAAGGACACACATCCTTTGTTTCTTCCGACATATCAACTGTTAAATACATGCGATGTATTAAATCACCATTACGGGAGATTTGGCATGTAACGCGATTTCCGTAACCAGGATTTCCATTAAAGGTTTGTTGGATAGCTTCAATAGCGAAGTTAGTATGACGACGATATACAACTTTGAAAAAGGTAATTTGAGGATTACCAGTTAAATAAACATCCTGAGCACCATAAGCTACTAGTTGAAGAAGACCACCACCCATTTACGCTATATTCTTTATACTATTAGAGGAGAAAAAAAAAAGTGTAATATTACACAAAAGACATTACATTATTATTGTTATAATATATTGAAAAATAATACGACATATTTTAATAATTTAGTTGGAATAAGCAAGACCACCCATACCAGATAATATGCGGAGAACGTTATAGTTTACAGCATATATATTGATACCACTGTAATCGATGGCTTCGTCGCCTCCGTTTCTATCAGCATTTTTTTGCAGTCTACTAACAGTGTTAACCATAAGAGTCGCGGTATCAATACGAGACATATTGAGAGTGCCACTTGGTTGATGATCTTCTGGTTTAAGAGCAAAGGAGTATACGTTGATACCTGGATTGGCAGATACATTGGTATGATGTTGATAGGGTTGTACTAAATTGAAATAAGAACCTTTGCGCACCGCGAAACGGTCATTGCCATTTAATTGTAAAATCGCATCTTCGAATGGATTCTTGGACTTATTGTGAGGTACAATAGCGTTGCTATCTTTTACATCCATATCAGAATAATCATACCATCTGGCATTACGTGTTTTAGTAGCATTGGCCTTGGCAACCCATACTAATTCTTTGCATGGGTGGTTGAAGTTAAGTTTAACACGAGTGCTGCCAGTGCCGAGAGTTTCAGTACCGGTGAATTGTAATTGTTCAATTAAATATTCATGAGATAATTGAGCAAAACGTCTACGTTCATCGGTATCAAGGAAGATGTAATCTACCCATAATGATATATCTTTAAGTTCTGGGAAATTGGTAGCAGTAGCGCCAGTGGCACCAGCAGATGTTACAATGCAATTAGATTTTTGTTCAAATTCAATTTTAACTTTTACTTCATGATATTGAAGAGCAATTAATGGAAGAGCTAAACCAACATTGCGGCAGAACCAGAATTCAAGAGGTACATATAAAGTAGTAGTTGTCGAAGTACCAGATACACCAGTAGTGTCACTATATTCTGCACCTACCATTTTATTATAAGCATGGCGTTTTCCAACAGGTAAAGATAATTCGTTCCAAATATACATCCAATCCGAATAGTGTTTATCTATTTGTTGACCACCAATTTCAATAACAACAGATTTTAATAAACGAAGACCTAAGTAGTTAACATAGGTATCAGTACCCGCTGTCGTTGGAGGTACTTCTACTTGGAGGTACATGCGGTTGATTAAATCACCGTTACGGGATATTTGACAATTTACGGTGTTTCCATATCCTGGGTTTCCATTGAAGGTTTGTTGGATAGCTTCAATAGCGAAGTTAGTATGACGACGATATACAACTTTGAAAAAGGTAATTTGAGGATTACCGGTTAAATAAACATCCTGAGCACCATAAGCTACTAGTTGAAGAAGACCAC